CTTCCTGGCGGACAGAATCTTGGAGAGTTGTCTGATATTGAATATTTCCAGAAGAAACTTTACAGATCTCTCGGAGTCCCAGAGTCACGTATTGCTGGATCTGGAGAAGGATTTAATCTTGGAAGATCTTCAGAGATCTTAAGAGACGAGATTAAGTTTACCAAGTTTGTTGGTAGGATGAGAAAGAGGTTCTCAACTGTCTTTAATGACATGTTGAAGACTCAGTTGATCCTTAAGAACATAGTCACACCAGAGGACTGGGAGATTCTTTCTGATCATATACAATATGATTTTGTATATGACAATCATTTTGCAGAATTGAAAGAAACAGAACTACTCAACGAAAGACTTGGTGTGGTTGCCGCACTTGATCCATACGTTGGTAAATACTTCTCACTTGATTATGTAAGACGAAATGTTCTCAAACAGAAGGATGAGGAGATTATCGAACTTGATAAACAGATGAAGAAGGAAATCAAGGACGGTAAAGTAATTGATCCTATGGATGTTCAGGCAGTTGAAATGGGATTAGTTGGTGGAGAAGAAGAGGCTCCTGTGGACGGTTCGGATCCAGCAATGGACCCTAATGCCCAAGCAGCACAAATGCCTAAAGGTGGTGAGATATAAATATCTTTAGTCCAATATTATATTTCTGTCATGGAAACTGATTTAATCGATATGATTGCGAAGAATGACTCCCCATCGGATGTTCACGCAAAGATCAAAGATGTACTGTATGCTAAGTCAGCAGAGAACATCGATCAAATTCGTCCATCTGTAACTTCATCACTATTTGGTGGACCTGAAATTACTCAGGAACCAGAGGTAGAGACAGAAGTTCCATCTCCTGAAGGAGAAGTCGAAGTTGAAGTTGGAGACGAGGTTGATGCTCCTGAAGCTGAAACCGAAGTCGAAACTCCTACTGCAGAAGTAGAAGTTGAACCTGAAAAGGAAGAAGAAAAACCTGAGGCTTAAAAATGAAACTCATTAGAGAAGAGATCGAAACTTGCAAAGTTCTTGTTGAAGAGAAGGAAGGCAAGAAGTCTATGTTTATTGAGGGAGTTTTCCTACAAGGAAACCTCAAGAATAGGAATGGTCGTTTCTATCCTACAGAAGTTCTCGCAAGAGAAGTTAATAGGTATAATGAGGATTTTATTGCGAAGGGTCGAGCTCTTGGAGAGCTTGGTCATCCAGACGGTCCAACTGTAAATTTGGACAGAGTATCTCACAAGATTGTTGATCTCCATGCAGAGGGAAATAATTTTGTAGGTAAAGCAAAACTGTTAGAAACTCCAATGGGAGTTATCGCAAAGAATCTTTTAGATGAAGGCGTACAACTTGGAGTTTCATCAAGAGGCATGGGAAGTCTTAGAGACACTAACGAAGGTTACAAAGTCGTTGGTGAAGACTTTATGCTTGCAACTGCTGCTGATATAGTGGCAGATCCATCCGCTCCAGATGCGTTCGTAAACGGCATCATGGAGGGAGTTGATTGGGTTTGGGAAGCTGGCCTTCTTAAGGCTCGTGACGCTCAATTGGTAGTGGAAGAGAAACCTTCTGCACCAGTCGAAGTCGTAGAGCCTGAAGAAGTAGTTGAGGCTGCCATTGAGAAGACCCAAGAAACTATAAATACATTTGTTGATCAAGGAAAACTTGATGAGAAGAAGTTGGAAATCTTCCAAACCTTCCTATCAAATCTTTGATTTAATAAATAAATACAGATTACGATATCTAAACCGTATTACGCCGGAGAGTTCAAATGTCTCGTGGAGATTTACAAGAAATGGAAGTAGGCACAACACAATCCAAAACTGCTGTTAACGCTAACGCTGGTGCGGGCGATCCAATGCCTAAAACGCCAGATTACGTCAAGAGTTCCCAAGCAGTAGAAGATCTGGGAGGTCCTACACCCCAGAACTCGAAGCCTGATGACGAGTCCAACAAGCTTAAGACTCCAACTGCGACGATTAAGCAAGTTAAGGACGTTGTAAACAAAGGAGCTGGGAAAGCTGACGCCATGCCTACTGCATCTAAAGGAAAACTTTCTTACGAAGAAACCGAAACGGAAGTTAAGGATACTGAGGAAGTAATTTCTGAAGAAGAGAAGACTGAATCTGAAGAGAAGACAGTCGATCTTAATGCTGCTATCGAGGAAGATGTTAATGCACTTCTTGCTGGTGAGGAACTTTCCGAAGAGTTCAAAGAAAAGGCTAAGGTAATCTTTGAGGCATCCATCAATGCTAAGATTACAGATATCGAAAATCAACTGAACGAACAGTATGCTAAGAGACTTGAAGAGGAGACTGCTGAAGTTAAGGTAGAACTCACAGAGAGACTTGATTCATACCTCGAATATGTTGCTCAAGAATGGTTAGAGGAAAATGCACTCGCAGTTGAGCGTGGCATTAAGTCCGAGATGACCGAATCATTCCTTGACGGCATGAAAAAGCTTTTTGAAGAACATTATGTATCTTTACCTGAAGACAAATATGATGTACTTGAGAATATGGTTGACAAACTTGATGAAATGGAGACAAAGCTCAACGAGCAGATAGAAAAGAACGTACACCTCAATAAGAGATTAGCTGAGAGTACTGCTCAAACTGTCTTAAACAATGTTGCAGAAGGATTAGCAGTTTCCCAAAAGGAGAAACTTGCTACTCTTGCTGAAGGTGTTGAGTTTGAAAGTGAGGAAGCCTATGCAGATAAATTGACAACACTGAAGGAGTCATACTTCGGAGGTAAGTCTACACCTGCAGCTACACAGACACAAGAATTGAAAGAAGAAGCAAGTCACACTGAAGCCCCTTCGGGTTCCATGGCTACTTATCTTGAAGCCCTTGGTCGTGTTGCAAAAAAATAGGAAGTGATAACGATTATTAAAACACCCGTATAAAACGATGCAACAGAACATCAATTACAACGAGCTTACCGAAAAGTGGGCTCCTCTCCTCGACTACGAGGGGATCGATCCAATCAAAGATTCGCACCGTAGAAATGTAACTGCAGTTCTACTGGAAAATCAGGAGCAAATGCTCCGCGAAGAGAGCCAGTTCCTTGGAGAAGCATCACCAACTAACTCTGCTGGTACAGCAGGTTTTAGTGGTTCTTCAGCAGAGGCTGGTCCAGTTGCAGGTTTCGACCCTGTACTGATCTCATTGATCCGTCGTGCAATGCCTAACTTGGTCGCATATGACCTTGCTGGCGTACAACCAATGAGTGGTCCTACAGGACTAATCTTCGCAATGCGTTCTCGCTACACCAATCAGAGTGGAACTGAAGCTCTGTTCGATGAGCCAGATTCAGCATTTTCAGGACAGAACAGCGCAGAGAACCTCACTGGAGGATTCTCCGATACCGCTGCTGGATTTGGTACTACTTCTCAAAGTGGTTCTAACCCATCTGTTCTTAACCCAGTTTCATCTGCAACAACCTCTGCCTACGACGTAGGACAAGGTATGAACACAGGAGACGCTGAAGCCTTAGGCGACGGTGCTTCCAACCATTTCCAAGAAATGGCGTTCAGCATCGAGAAAGTAACAGTTACTGCGAAATCTCGTGCGCTAAAAGCTGAGTACAGTTTAGAACTTGCTCAGGACTTGAAAGCAATCCACGGACTAAACGCTGAGTCTGAACTCGCAAACATTCTCTCCACAGAGATTCTTGCTGAGATCAACCGCGAAGTTATCCGTACTATCTACAAGTCTGCAGAACAAGGTGCAACAATAAATACCGCAACTGCCGGTGCATTTGACCTCGACGTTGACAGTAACGGTCGTTGGTCAGTTGAGAAGTTCAAAGGACTTCTTTTCCAGATCGAAAGAGATGCCAACCAGATCGCACAAAGAACTCGTCGCGGAAAGGGCAACGTTGTCCTCTGCTCTGCAGACGTGGCTTCTGCTCTAACAATGGCTGGAATCCTCGATTATACACCTGCTCTTAACGCTAACCTTAACGTCGATGACACTGGCAATACATTTGCTGGAACATTGGCTGGTAAGTACAAAGTTTACATCGATCCATTCGCTGCAAACAACGACGCTAACCAGTACTACGTTGTTGGTTACAAGGGTTCTAACCCTTATGACGCTGGTGTGTTCTACTGCCCATACGTTCCTCTACAGATGGTTCGTGCAGTTGGTCAGGACACCTTCCAACCCAAAATTGGCTTCAAGACTCGTTATGGAATCGTTGCTAACCCATTCGCTGAGGGTAACGTTTCTAACCAAGGTCTTGGTCGCCTTCTTGCAAACTCAAACCGTTACTATCGTCGCGTCAAGGTTCAGAACCTTATGTGATTACGGTTTACCGTTTATCAAAGAGACCCTACGGGGTCTCTTTTTTTATGCCTATATACTAAGCCTCATGTTATAGTGATGAATAAGTGGTTAACGATAAGTTTAGGAACAATTTTGGGTCTTAGTCATATTGGTATGATTGGGATGATATCCAGACAAAGTAAGTTCCCTGTAGTAAATGTACCTGTTGGTGAGTATACTTCTTATGAAGTAAAGGCAGGTAAACATGGGTATTGGATCAACTATCGTTCCCATGATCCTAAGATGTCGCATGTGGAACGGGATATAAAGAAGAAGGCTGGGTTTCTGGGACTGGGTAACAACACCATTATTGAAAGAAAATCATACCCAGCAACGAGTATTGGGACTGCGGCTGTTCAAGCTACCACAGGAGCAGGTAAGTCAGAAGAATGTATCGAAGCAATCGGATCAGGAAAAGGAACAGGTAGGATGGTCGGTGCTAGCGTTGGTGCTGCTGTGGCCCCTTCTCTCACTGGGATTCCTTTCGTTGGTTGGGTACTTGCTGGCGCTGCTACAATGATGGGTATG